GGTTTTGGCCCGTGGTCCGGAACAAGTGATCTCCTACGATCTCATTGCTGTAAATGAGTTCATACAACAACAAATACCTTACATGGGCCAGGCTTTTGTTGTAATCGGGGAATCGAGAGAAATAATGCTTCTCCAAGGTGTCCGCATAGCACTCCAACCATTGCGCTGACACATTGGAGTTGCACCTCACCAAATCACCACCAAACCCATGAGACCCCTTGCGGCTTTGCCTCTCAAACAAAAGATTCCACTCAGCAGACATGACATCCAACCCTATGGCGTCCTCATCGCAGCCGTTATAAATGTGAAACTCCGAAAGCAGGGCCCCAAAATACTTTCTCAACAAAAGAAGTTGAGGGATGCCAGCGCCCATCAGCAAACGGGAGTCGCCATTAGAAATCTTTGCTGGAGAACGCAGCTCATCTTTCAGCGCAATTCCCGAAGTAAACTCGGGCAATTGATAGTTCAATAACGCCTCTTCAGCGTCATTAAACGCCTTAAGGAGCCTCTTACCATGGATATTGTCCGCTATCTCATAGGTTTGGTCCTCCCTTTGGGTAAAGTATGCATGCTTGCCTGGAAGGCCTGTGTCTGACCAAAATGGGCCCGCACCTGTTGACATTTTCACACCACTAAGGCCAGGAAACCGACCCCCACCATTCACTACCTCCTCCCAGTTCATGACCGAGTGCAACCCCACTCTACGCGACCTCACAACATCCTTTATGGCCTCCTCCATCAAATCCTGGGGGAAATCGGTACAAGTAGTTTGGCCCTTAGATAGGATGGACATCATGAATCCCGTCTGAGTGGTCTCCGGACCGTTGTAACGGGGGTCAGTGACTCGCAAAATAGCTGGAGCCTTCTTGCAGGCCGAGCCAAAATGTGTGTCACAAAAATCCGAATCCACGTAAGCCGTTTTCGGGGAGCTCCCATAAAAGACCGGCGCCCGTCCCATACTTTCATAGCATGCTCCAGCTGGTGCTAAACCAGGCAGACCTTGAACCTTAACCCCGGAACACATCGTGTCAGACACCTGGTGCAGGCGGTCTATCATCCGAAGATGCAAAACCAACAGTTCCTGGGGCACAGGAATACATCCACCAATACGACGGCCGGAGCGCTCATAAGTGCGGGCAAACACATGAATGCCTATAACGTGCTGTTTGGTTGTTAGCACGCTGCCACACATGCCAGCACGTTCATGCTCCGTCATAATCCAAAAAGGGGTTGACACCATGTGATCAATACCCTTTCTGTCGCATATATTCCATGTGTAAGTATCTTCCATAATGGTGGATCCCCTGAGGCTCTCCAATCTCTCGACACACGAGTTCTTATGATCGTAACCGACCACGGTTGTTTGGAACAAGCACGATAGCCTCTCCAAGAGGTCGCGACTTATGAACTTGCCCGTGACATCTCTTTGGAAACCCAAAGCTCCTCCACTAATGTGCTTGGGAAGCACATCGTATAACATCAAGTCCATATTATGCAGGCCATCCCGCATTTCAACAACGCACTCACGATTGAATCGAGCTGTCAATTCCGGCTTGCCCAGCTGCTTGATGGTGAACAACTCCCCATTTTGCACAAAGCCAAACTTCCCATCATGGTCCACACTCATAAAAGCATGTTTGTTCACCAACATCACCCGACCACGCACAAACAGCGCGCGGGAAGTTCCACAAGGAGTGGTGATCTCAATGCAATTCTTGCTGACGTCTGACGGGTCGACAGGGTCGCCTTGACGCTCTGCCAAACCATATTGTTCAGCCATATCGTCCAGGTTGCCACCCCGGCCGCTAGCTCGGTCCTTCTCAGCCCTAGCTCGGCGCCTCGCCGTCTTACGTGCGCCTTTGGAGATTCGCTCCCCAGTGTGTTGGTCAACATACCAGGTTTGCGTTTCCACATCGCCCGGCTCTTCCGCCTCTGTAAAAAGAGACGAAAAGCTTGAAACCAGGCCCCACACACCAAGGGCGCAGGCTGCAAAGGCAAAGCAGGTCTTCCACGAACCGCCGGTGATCACGTTCCAGCGATCCCAACACATGTTAAAGAAGCTCTTCGATGAAATGACTGCCGGCTCAACTGCGTTGCGCAACGTTTGCACAACTGTTTTCGTCATGTGACGGCACATGTTCAAAGCCTTTTCCCCAAACGTGATAATCTCACTTTGAGTGTAGGGAACTACTACGTCTGCATTACTGATGACATACAGGCTCTCATGACAATCTGACTCATCGTCGCTCACAAACAGGGTCACCTCCTCCCGAGCGATATTAGATCCGGGCATCGCAAGATCCAACGTGCCATCCAGGTGAACGCAATACTTGAGCGCGGGTTCTGATTCCACCCCAAAGCGCTCCATGTCCAACCTATCAGCCTCAATTGCCTGCTCCATCGTGATCTCGTTGTTGCGCAGCCAACGCTGATACCACCTATCCACAAGGCGGTAAAACTTGGAAATCCACTCAGAGCGGGTTCGGAAATTGCCGGACCCCTTTTCAGACATTTTGTTCGTAACAAACCGCTCCACGGAATCCGCTCCACAGTCATCCCAGAACCGCAAAAACTTCACATCGTCTTTCCAACACACGTCTCGATTGACTATATAGGTTTCCCTTCGCTTTGCGGTTGAGCTCACATTGGAACGCACTTGATGGAAGTCTTGCACATTCAGTGGGGGCCGATAAGGGCGATCCGCCACCAACTTGGGAACCTTTGGTCGGTCGCTCTTGCCCCTTTTTACATGCTCTCCAGGGGGTTCTTCACCACCCGGCGCACATGCAAAATCCTCAAGAGCTTCGGGATTCGGTTCGAGGTCGAAAACCTTAGAATCCTGCTTGAACTCGGACAACTTCTCCCAACCTCTGGCCGCCCCAAGGACTGGCTTCACTTCAAGCATCGTCCGCAATATGGTTCTCCTGAGGGGGGGTTTGACCAAAGTGGACTCAGGTCCCAAAACGGATTGCTCACCATCGGCGGACATCATTTGCGTCTCCTCGCCCTTACACAGCTTCTCACCTTTCTCATCTCTCTCATGTTTTTCATGTGGTGGACCCACGGGAACCCAAGTTTGAAGTTTGGGGGTGGCCTTACGGCCACTCTCACCCTTCGTTTGTTTCCGCGCCTTAACCCACTCATCATTGGCTCGGATTGCCTTCACCGCCCCCGCGCTGCTCCCATCCTCGGCACTTAGACCGAAGTCAACTCGAGGTTGCGGCTTGGGAATGGATAGCTCCGCTCTAGTAAACTCCGTACAAGGTGTCGCAGATCCATCCTTGATCTCCATCCCAACTCGGAGCACCCTCGCGGCTAAATCCCTCTTGGCGGCCTCTCGCGCCAGACGGAGCATTTGCAGAAACCCTGGGTAAGTAAACTCCGTCCAACGACCCTGCTCAGGTCCGCATCTGAAGTTGGAATGTGCAGCGTTTTCGGCCACGCGAATAGTTAGATGGGCAAAGTTGGCCTGATCCTCAGGGCTTTGCGCTTTAACCTTGTCAATATTGACAACTGTCTTAGTGGACATGAACTCAGGC